CTATTCTGTACTTCTCTGCATAAACAGAAACATCACTATAATCAAACAATATTTCTCGTTTAAATAACGCAGAAACAAGAGACTTGGTGAATATATTAATTCCATTTTTTTGTAGCTTAATATTTTTTTTAAAATTAAACTATGTGCATTTTCACCAGGTTTAAGAATATCAGCCAAATTAGCATCATATGTCATTTGCTGATATGCCAAATCAATAGTATCTTTTAATCTTCGGATAAAGCTTCTATTATTTGAGAATTTTTTAGCGACCCCAATAAATACCTTAAACTTTAACTCATTATACTTTATATATTTTTGTTTAAACTGTAACAATTCCATAGGATATTTTTTAATTTAAATTAAAAATACGATAACCCGATTTTAAAAGAACAGGTTGAGATATCTCAACCTGTTTTCCAGATTACAACCCACCCTCGGGTTTATTCAGAATAAGGAGTATCAATAAATTAAAGTGCGATAATGTGCGTTCATAGTATGTAAAATAACAAAGCCTTACCGCAAACCCAATTCTGATGTATGCGCATTTTGAGTTGATTTGCGGTAATTTTTTGCCCCATCCATGCCCCATCACTAAAATCCCCCTGCTATACTCCCATCATCACCCACGACCACAAAACCAACATGCACAATCTAGCCAACCTTCCCCAAGACGAAAAAGACAAACTGAACGCCGATTTAGCCGCCTCCGGTATCGCGTACAAAGAAAGACTCGGACTGCCTTATGATCTGTACGAAACAGAAAACCAGCAGCCCGAGAACTTGCGCCCGTACTTCAGAGAGAGACTTGAGCACTACAGGGAGATCGGGAAAAGGTTCCCGCGCGGGTTTGAGTATGAGAAGGAAAGCTAAGGCTTAACCGGCCAGGTGATATCCGGCGCGGTGGATGTATCTACCGCTTCCAGCAGCTCCAGATAATCCAGCCAGGCGTTTAACAGTTTCAGTTCGGCGGGCTTGATGCGATTCAGGGATAGTTTTGTTTGCAGCATCTGGGTTTCTGCCTGGACTTCGGCGATCAGATATTGTTTTTGTGCCTCTGCTGCCGCGATATCACTGTCTTTTTTCGCTGACTTATCCGTTACCCATTTTTTTCCGTTCCATTTCGGAAACTCAACATCTGGTGCGATAGTTGTTACACCATCCGGTAACTCGCCAAGCTCTTTAATTTCAGACTCCTGTGCGGTTGTCAGGTCATAAACTTTTGTACCACGGTAATCCGGAACCAGTATCCACGCGCCAGCCTGTTCACATGGATAAAATCCATCTTTAAAATCAGGCTCAACCCGTAAAGCATTGCGGGGGGCGTGCGAGTCTTTATTTGCTTCTGCGCTGCCGGTGTACATCCGGAGCGGGTGATTGTCATTATAGTAATAATTTATTGCGTACATAGTTACACCCCAAGATACATAGTAAGCGTTACGCCCATGTTTAACATACGAAATTCATCTGATGACGGGACAGTGTTCTGAGTGTCAAACATAACTCTGTCGACCACTTCATATTTGTAGTCAGCTATCGTATTCAGCATGATCGCCTGTTCATCTGTCGATCTGGATGCGTTTGAAAATAGGGAAGCATTTTTCCCCCATGCAGCACCCACGGATGACCGCTTGCCATCTGCCTGCATAACCCCGCGTGCGTAAAAATCCCCCTGCAGACGGCGCATAGCATCCCCCTCAACAGACCCTGGAAGCCTTGCCGTTCCGTTAACTGGCCTCAAAATTGCCGTTTTACCGTCAGTCTGACGAGGGGTAGGCATATTGATCTTCCCGTTAGAAACTTTAATCCCCCAGTCGATTTTATAATTGGCGGACAGTGAATTCAGAGCCTGCCCCTGCGGTGAAGTTAAGTCATATAAATCGCCATTACAGGAATACCAACCTGCCGAAAGTTCCGATGCACGAAATGGTGACTGATTAAACTCGCCAATTTTAGGTGTTATCTTCTCAATATCTTTATGAATCAGTATTTTTCCTGATTCACTCGGCCAGAGCACTTCAATTTCAGAGCCGGTACTTCTTTTGAGTTTTGTCACTGGGTGCGTATTGCCGGCTATCGACGTTTCGATGAAAACCGCTCCCTTTTTAACCCCCAAAGACTGTTCTGAAGATATTCCGGATTTAAAAATCTGATTACCATCCGACAGCAGATGTGCTGAATCTTCTAAACCAAGGTTTTCGATAAACTTCTGTTTATTCGGAATGTCTGCGCCGTTCTCGGATTTGGTGAGTTTTGTGCCCAGGTCGGTTTCGGTGGCGTAGTCGCCGGTTGGCTGCTTGCCGGAGAGCCCGTTTGCTAACTCCGTCTTTGTCGCATATTCCCCTTTCGGTTGCTTGCCGGCGATCTGCGTTAGCATGTCATCTGTGGTTACAACCTTCCACGATGCACTGATATCCGGAGCTACATTGAAATTGACCTTATTGTTGTCAATCAGGCTCAGATATTCTTTCTTCTCATCATCAGATTGCAGAATTGCGCCTTTCTGGTATCCGCCGATAGCTTCCGCATACTCCGCTGAAAACTTAAATCTCCCGCCTTGTGACAGATAAACAATACTCTCAGAGACCTGATTGAAAATACCGTTAAAGTCCTGACCTTTTGGCGGCAATCCGCCGGCTGCTACCGGCAACATTGTAATTTGACCGAACCCCTGATCCCATGTTGCCTGGTTGCTTTCCATGCTGGTTTCGTAGTTTTCAGGGATGACATTTTTCTGCCCGTTCTTTGCGAAAGGCTTCACTATTAATTTTGGGTTTTTCATTTCGTACCTATTTAATGAAAGGTGCCTGGCTGAAAGGTTGGAATCCGGTTTTGTAGAATCCGAAGTATTCGCTGACCGGTAATTCTGTGATGCTGATTTCCACCCCACACGGGCGCGGCAGAATGTCGTGATTGTAGATAAGGTTTTTCTCTAATTCTGATAGCCGGTATTCAAATACATACCGCGCCGTCATGTGCCCGGTAATGAGGTAATACCCCCTGCCGCGCGTGAATGATGCTTTGAGAAATGCGTTAATATTCGGAGCAGTGGCACACAGAATATTCGCGTATGCTTTCATCATGATCACTTCACGGTATGTCTCATCACCCATCTGATATGATGCCTGGCCGTTGATATCACCAAAAAACGGAGCCTGATTGAATGGCAGATATTTTTCAGTCCCGTCGAACCCGAAATAATCAGCGTCCGGATCAGGTATCGATATCCCGCGGCCAATGCCAACAATCCTACCCCATATATCCAGACCGAAGCCCTGAGCCGTCAGAACGTTAACGGCCAGATTATAGAACTCATCCGCACTGTGTCTCGGGTCTATGGCTTCGTTGGATTTTTTAAGGATGTTGGTAATGACTGGGGAGTTGGCATACTGACTGAGCAATGTTTCTCTGATATCAATCATCACTCTATCCTTATATCGTCCGGCGATAGCACAGGAAACTCATCAATCCCGAAGTCAGTATAATTTCCCGCCTGCCCGTCCTTTCTGCTCACCTGCACAGACAGTAGCCGGTTAGCTACGGACTGCGCAACGGTACAAATATAGTCACTGGCAATAAGTCGGCGGGCTATCTGACCTTTTCCCCTGCCTGATTTGAACTCTTCCAGAATGGCTGATTTAACCGATTCTTTCTCCTGATAGGTCAGCAGCAGCTTATCCTCAAAAGTCACCACAAACTCTACCGGGATATGCTCCGGCCTGATGAACTTAACCTTGTATGTCGGCGGCATGTACGGGAAGTTTTCTTTATCCTCATATGTCACTTCGGTGTTACCGACAAATGAGCACCCGGAACCGGCTTTAGTCAGGATCATCTTTGCTATTTCATCGTCATCACCTCCGACGACAGAAACCGCGATTGAGTTTCGGATGATCGGGTAATCTGTTTTTCCCACAGTTACCGTGGCATCAGACGGGTTATCAATTACATAACAATCAATTACATTCCTGATATTGGACACTGCGCCGTATGTCGCCTGATTGGTGTTCTTGCCGTTAATCGCTACAGATTTCTGCCTGCGGAACTCGAACTCCTGGCGGGATTCTGCGTTGCGGCCGGGAATAGCTGCTTTTTCATTGTCCACCGAATCAACGCCGGTAATATTCCGGGTGATCCGGTTGATTGTCCCTGCGGGAGCGTCATTACTTCCGGTATCGGCACAACTGGCATTAACAATCACGGTGCCTGTGCTTTTTATGGTGTCCTCAGCATTCGTGAACCATGTCCGCCCCTGCTCATCCTGCACCTCAAATCCGGCGGGTACTGTCATTCCGGATAAACCAGTGAAGGTTAATTCAGCAACTGATCTGGTCGCCTGCTTTCGCTGCAAGAAGTAGATATAGCCGATAGCATCCTGCATAGTGCCTGATGCATAGCGCGGGTCGAAGCTGTTCAGCAATCCGATCATGAAGTTTCGTTCGTCGGTAATAATAGCAGTCAGTGTAGTGACTAACTGTCCCTGCGGCGTATCCTCGTCTGTGTTGACATTATCGCCGAAAACCCCGCGCATAAGTTGCCACAAACCAGCGGTGACCTCCTGTGTGGTGGGTGCCAGTATCCCTTTCGGGGTTATCTCAACCGGTGGGATCATAATTCTAATGCCCCCTCTCTTCCGTTGGTGTCAGTGAATAGAATACGACCTCGCACAACCCTGTCGTTCGCCGTACTCAGCTCAACCTTTGCCGTAACCACGCCCGGCACCGAAAGAGCTGCGTCCTGCAAATACTGCCGGTACAGAGACAGGGAGAAGCGGTTGCGCCCTAATATTTTTTCCAGATACGGAATGCCGTCCTGCTGTGAGTAATACAGGTCTTTCATGAACACCCTGCATTTATTCGCCACCGATTGTGCTATCGCGTACTGATCGGAAGCCACAGCAATATTTCCCGACACATCGAGGCATAAATCCCACGTATCAGGATGAAGAAAAAGTGTTTTCATATTAAACCTGCTGATTAGGCTCGTTGGTGTTAGAACCCTGCCCGTTCTCATGGTGGGTGTGACCGTTGTACGTAACGCGCATAGAAGCCATCGTCTGGTTGTTTCCTGATGCGGTGTTGTCGGTAATGTCCTGAGCCACCATTACTGTTGCGGTAGTTCTCACAGGCGCATCCAGCACTATCTCAGTGCCTTTCATCGTGATAACGCCGGTCGATACAACATTAATCCCACTGTCGAGAAAGTGGATATACTGCGACGGTGCTCCATTCAGAATGCCACCGATGTACAGGCTGTCTGACCAGTCGAACTTCCGGTAACTATCCGGCGCGGCTGCTCTCTTCGTGCGTTTCACTCTGGATATATCGCGGGTGCAGACCAGGCAAATCCCGATATCTCCGGGCTTGGGGTCGATAATCACCGCATTAACCCCGCCCTGATACCGGAAGTACGGCACGTTGTAGATAACAGCGTTGTCGTAAATGTTTCCGCCGGCATCCATCTGCAACACCATCGGCAGGATATCAACCATCCCGACCGCACCAGTCCCGCCCCCTTTCACCTTCACGATTTTGCAGACCGTTACCGTGCCTATTTTCCCGATCAGGTTGCTGATTATCATCTCCTGCGACCGGACGCCACCGGCTAAGTCCTGCGGCCAGAACGGGAGTTTTATATTATCGTTTGATTGCGATTTCATCCTGCCCTCTCGGATATGCTGATACATCCATAAACCAACGACCAGCTTCTGTTTCAGTTTCCAGCATGATGCGGACACCGTAGGTATCCAGTCGCCGTTACATCGGTCGACGATGCTGCCTTTGATGCGAACCAACCCACCAAAACGAATGATTGGGTCGTAAAAGCATTGAAACTGAACGCCTACCGAGGTCGGAACGGGATAGCTAATTAACCCCGAATCAGGGGAGATAACGGGGATCTTCAGCTTTCGCGGTTGCCCCTTATGGGTAACGGCGATATTTCCAGGCTCAATAAACAGGTCGAGGTATGCCGCTTCTGCCAGCCACTTAATTTTACTGATGTCGGTGTTACACAGATAAACGTTTTCAAGCGACTGCTTAACGCCGTTATCCTCCAGTGTGTACCCGATCCGCTTACAGACGTTTCCCATGATGTTTATGACATCCTGAGTGCCCTCGTAGCTCTCTGCATCACTCGGGGTCATGGCTTCCAGAACGGCAGTCTGTGCCACAATAACCAATGAAACATTAGGAGCTTCTGCATAATCAGGATAGGCTTCAGTAATTCCGCCCTTGAATACCGTTATCAGGTCTTCTCCCTGCTCACCAGCCTCAACCATGATGTTGTCCCGCAACGTTTTCGCGTCCCGGTATTTCTGCCTTAACAGCTTGTTCATCGTTTCAGCCGGCAACCCGTAAACCCGAAGCCTGGCAGATGGTGCGGGCATCCCGTTACCGAAATTAATTTCTGCACTGATGCGAAGACCTATAGCCTCCAACTTGTTTTTATTATCCGATGTGAACGACTCTTCTTTATCGTTCAATGTCAGTGTCAGCCTGATTACTTTCCGGTTAAATGCCATCTATCCACACCATCCTGTATCGTGAGCCAAGTCCGGTATAAGCCGGATCTGTATTACCTACCGTGTCCGCAAATATCAGCCACTGGCAGATGTATGTCATATTCCGGCAGATGCGATTACAGACCAGATATTCGCCGTCTTTCGTGACTGTAGCGAAAAGGTTATCCAGCCGGGATTCAAGCGTGATGTCGTAGTTGCTACCGCCGAGAGTGAATGAAAGTGATTGGTTCGGGACGGGCGTCGAGGGGATTTCTGTTATCATGGCGCTATCCCTCCCACCTGCTGAACCAGCATGTTAGCGGAATCGCCAATGCTGCTGATTTCTTTGTACGCATTGCCGAGCGCCTTAACCATTATCTGAGCTATTTCACTGGTTTTCAGTAAAGCCGACTTATTCGGGTCTGCGATAATGTCAGCGATCTCTTTCATAGTTCCCTCGCCCATCATCGAATCAATACCCTGAGTTTTGTCCCCTGCGTCTTTAGTCTTCGCATCATCAGGATTTTTAACTTCTTCCTCGTCGTATTTCACGACGACCTCACGGATTTCTTCCAGATGTACGTTCACCTTAATCAGTGTTGCGCCGTCTTTAGCCTCGCGAGCTAGATCATAGCCGGTGATATTCGCCCACTTATAAACATACTCCGGCGTGATAACGATGAATTTCAGTGTGCTTTTTGAGAGAATTTCAAGCTGCGCCAGAAATGCGCCTCGTTCCAGTGCGCCGCCGCTTCCTTTGCTCAACTGCACGGTAGCCTTGAACGGGTCAGCGACTTTGTTGTAACTGGCAAATGTACCTTTCTCAATCGGGGCGCTCACGACACGGCTTGTGTTCTGATACTGCAATGAGAGCACGTTATCGGCCAGCAGCAGCGGCACTCCGTACTGATTGAATATCCCCCAGTAGTTGCCGAACAATTTATTGATGAGAGCCGCGCCGCCGAAACTGATTCCGGCATCTAACGCAGCGTCTGGAATACCCTTCCAGTTGGGAATGTCTGGTAGTCCGAACATGGTTTGCTCCAACGACGAAACCCGCAGTTAAGCGGGGATCATTTTATGAGGTTATTACGGGGAAAGTGTTGTTAAATCAATGGTTGTAGTGGGTCAACAGGCAACAAAAAACCCGTCGGAGCGGGTTAATCTTCATTTATTGTTTTTCTTTTTCACAGAGAGCATCCTGAAATTTGCTATATGTATTTACATTAAAAAGAGACAAAGATTCTATTTGGTCAAAAGGAAGGACGTGCCTAAAGTGGAATACAGATAATGGTTCGGATGTCATGGTTATGCCTTCTTTGGCATAATGCTCTGTATAATAATGCTCCACCTTGAATGTCAGTGTATCTTTATCTCTATAGCCAGACATAATAGGAATGAGAACCAAGGTGTTAGTATCGAGTCCATCAAACCTTGCTATATCAAGCATGCCGACATAGACCTTTCTTGATTTTAGTGAGACCAGCAGCATCAAGCCGTCTTCCATCTTATCTAAAGATTCAAGCAATATTTTTTCAACCGCGCTGTCTTTAGCAATCTCTCTAAACCCAGAAATGCGCTTGTCTAAATCCGTATTTTCATTTTTTACTTCATTAGTCCTGAACAAACTAACTATCGCAGTACATCCTAAGCATAGAATAGAGAGCATCCCCATCCCAAACATTCTGACACCCAAAAAATCACTCGCAAAAGTAAACGGGCTATAACCTGCACCTAAATAATAAGGAATATTTAAAATAAACATAAAAGTATACAAATAAAAAATAATAACTAAAGCAAGCCCGAGTCCAAAAAAAAGGAACTCAATCCCCTTTGCTCCAACGCAAAAGTAAGCATTCCAACCAGTGGCTTTATTTAATTTGTATCTTGATGGGATGTGGGTATCAACATAGTAATACCCACAAATTAAGACGAATATTATGGCGACAGCCACACAAGAATGTTACTCCTTACTGTTGGACTTTAATTTCTCAATGTTAGCCGCAAACGCTTTTTGCACGGCTTCACTGTTAGGGTTAAGTGATATAGACCCATCCGGGTTAACAAAAAATTTATCTTTAGTATTAATTTCTTGCTGTCCGCCATGGTCATTTATATCGTTGACAGTCCCCTTAATAAGGGTCGCTGGACGGAGAATCGCCTTAGCTAAAATCTGAAGTATTTTGCTCATGCTCCCTCCCTATTCGTATATTATGATTGCCAAACAATTAACCGATGGTTAATGACCTATATGGTTAATGATAGGGTCAAAGTGACCCTATGACAACCTCGGTTGTGTAATCTTTTATTGTTTTTTACTGTTTTTTATTGTCAATGTGAGTCGTTCCAGACTGTTCCGGTTCGTTCCGATCTGTTCCGCTTGCCCCGAGGCTTCAACTGAACACCCCACACAAATAAGCCCCTACGGGGCTTAGTCCTCTGGCAATACATCTGCCGGGGCTGGATTCTCTAGATTCCTCAACAAATGGCAATCATCAACAATAATAGACGCATTCAACTTACCGTCATTTGTCTTGATTGCTGCGCCCACGCCATTATCAACCGACGAACCAACCATAAAGTAACCATCGTTGCCCTCGCCACCCATGTAAACCACAGCTGATTTTTCAGCCTTGGTTTTCTTTATTTGGGGAGATGATATCGAGACATCACCAGGTAGCCCAACGATGAAGAATATACTGTCGTTCTCAAGTTTTTCTGTATATAGAGTAACTTCACCCGCATTTTTACTTTTATCTTTCGCATCATCAATGCTCCGATAATTGCAGGTATAATTCGCATCAACAACCTCAAGATTGCCAGATGGACCGCGCTTAAGTGACAGATCATCAAATGCCGCAAGAGACACAGCAGGGATAACCAGAAGCCCGATGACAAGATTTCTCAGCATAATTAGTTTTCCTTAATTAATCTGATTCCATTCTGCCACCGAGCAAATGCAAATTAAAGCAAATCAGCTCATTGGTGTGACCGTCTGAAACATATTTTCCCTCCAGGCGATCCCCCCATCACTAACCGTACCGCTTACAGTCGTTGATGTGGTATTCACATTGAGGTTTTCCACCGGAGCGGTAATGTTGTATGTCACCGATTTAGAACCCGATTGCAACGCCTGTGAGTTCGCCATGGTTTGTTGAATACCCGGCATAGCATTAGGCGTCAATGGCTGGGAAATCGTCTGGTTAAATGAAACAAGATTATCAAGAAGTTTTTCGCTGTTGATTTTTGGCTGATTCAGAGCGTATTCCTCTCCAGATCGCCACCCCTCCACTTTCTTCATGGCATCCAAAATAACAGACCGCTCATCCTCAGTGTAGTCCCCCATGCGCTTTTCTGCTCCCACAGCAGAAAGAATCCGCTTGATATAAACATCTGTCGGATTTTCCTCTGGCGGAGCATAGGCAGTCAGCATCTGAGATAACGTCTTGTCCCTATAACCAAGTCCGGCACCGTAATCCCCCTTTGTCGAAAGCTGTCGAGCACCTCCGCTCTCAAATATAAGATGCTCTTTCGCTTTTTTGCCCGCTTCTTCGGTTGGGAATATAGCAAACCGGCCATCAGTTCCTATCGCACCAAATCTCTTTGCAAAATCACCATACTCAACATTACCAGGATTATTGTTTCTCCACGATCTGGAGCCGCCCTCTCTGGCAAACGCACCATCAGAATTATTGTATATGCGCTTGTTTTTGCTTGGCGCGCTTGCACTGGTAGCTGACGATTGAGAAGACGAACCACTGGCCATGAATGACACTAAGCCGCCCCATCCGTCACTAAGAGTCTTTTTCAGGCCGTCCTTTTCTATCTTGGCTTTCGTTTTCTCAATGACTTTATTATCAATACCGGCCTTAAAAATATTGCCGCCAGGGATAATCTCACTGCCCGCCCGGATCCCCGCCTGAACTTTATCAACTCCGTTTTTGGCATCACGGAACATGTTGATACTTTTCGTGAGGTCATCGAATTTAATCTTTGCATCAACCGCAGCAGCCATTAGCGGGGATAAATCCAGATCATTCAGTTTCAGTTGCCACAATCCGAGAGCCGTTACCAGTCCGGCAACCAATAGACCCGGCCAGCCGAACATTGCAGTAAATCCGGCACCGATTTTCAGCAGACCAGCAGTGATACCGATAACCCACTTACCCGCGAACCACAGACCAAAAGCACCGAGAGCTACCTTCCATGTTTCAAGATTGCCATCCTGATCCGTAAACCACTTGCCGATTGTGGTGTCTTTGAACCACTCTTTAAACTCGTCCAGCATCTCAATGATAGGGGTAATGGTTTCGTCCCAGTCTTTCCAGTATTCACCGAGTAGGGACTTACCGCCTGCCTTCCACTTTTTGAAGTCGTCATACATCAGCCAGAGGCTTGCACCGAGAGCAAACAGCGCAAGAGGAACCAGCCCGATAGCCGCGAACATGCCTAAGAACGCCATGGCAGCTTTTATCACCATGGGGATAAGCAGAACACCCAGCACAATACCGATGCCTTTAAACACCGAAACAGCCGTGTCCCTGTTCTTATTCAGAAACGTTAGTACGCCGGTTACCATCTCAGAGAATTTGAGCAGCGACGGCATCAGGTAGTTTGCCAGCAGAGTTTTAAGTCCCTCCCATCCCTGTTTAACCTTCGCGTTCTGCTTATTGAGTTGACGGCTGATTTCCAGCTCTTCTTCGCTGGAGATAACCATATCGCGCTGTGTGTCTAGCATCTCCTGCATCGCGCCGCGACCTTGCAGCAGGGTGTTAATCGTACCCTCATCAAAGCCCATGTTCTTAGCAATGTTGTACGCCTGCGGTCGGGACATACCAGACAAGCTGTCAGCCACATCCAACAGGATAGCGTCGAGATTACGCAGCTTACCGCCGGAGTCCACCACGCCGACATTCAGCGCATTGAAGTACGGTAGTACCGAGGAATCCCCTATAGTGACCAAATCCCACAGCGATTTGCTGAGGTTGGACATGCTCGCCGCCATACCATCAGCAGAGCCGCCGGACATCTCTGCCATGTTCTGCCACTTTTTGATACTGGTGGCGCTCATGCCGAGGTTTTTACTCAGGAAATAAAGCTGGTCATTACTTTTTTGTATCTCAGTAACGAGCTTTGACAAGCCGGACGAAACCATAATTGTCGAAAACAAAGCACCTAGCGCTTTAATGCCGTTGTTGATGGACTTCGTGAAATCGTCCTGCTTCTTCGTCGCTTTTTTGGTTTCGTCCGCCTGGTTCTTAATGGTGATCGTGAGGTCAACAGACGAGTCAGTAACACCGTCGATTGCCGCTGACAACCTGTCATTCTCTGCGGTCGCTTTCTTTACTTCACCGCTGAACCCGCGATTATCCAGTTTCAGCGTCACAACCAGCGCGTCAATTATCGTCGCCATATTTGCCCCATAAAAAAAGGTCTTACGACCTGTTATCTTTCTGTATATCTTCGATAATGCGTTTGTTGTACTCGGTCACCTGATGGATTTCGAGCAGGTTCATGGCATCCTCAAGCCCGAGAACCGTTGAAAGCTCCACGTAAGTGGCGTAGCCGGATTCGACCACGTCCTTAACGATAACGGAGACATTCACCGGTTCAGCCAGGACGCCTTTCTTCAGCGACAGACCGGCTTTTAGTTGCTCGAATCTGACCCATCGCCTTGCATTAAAAAACCGATATGAATAACCAGGGCTTCTTTGCGCAGTAACAGCAGTGTGGTGATGTCCTGAATATCAGAGTCCATTTCGATTTGACGGGCATTCCCGCCTGACGGAATAATCTGCGCACAGTCCAGCAACTCATTCAGCAGCGGAATACCGACATCAGCACGGATATTGGCGAGGGCTTTAATGGCCACCTGTCCGATCCCCATCATCCCCATAGCGGGACTGACTTCGCCGATATCAATACCAGCATTCGCCAGCGCGAACATTGCCCGCATCGCCCAGTTATCTGCTTTAGTCACCGGCATTTCGGTAACAACAAACATCTTCCCGGCATCGCGCCCTTTTTCGATAGTGATAACTTTATTGTTCAGTGCCATCAGATTTCATCCGCCCCTTCGGTTACCATGTTGAAGTTGTACGTCGTGCCGTCGAGTAATTTCTTACCGCTTGCGCCGCCGGTCATGCTGGTCATTCCGCCCTTACCGTAATACTTTTTAGCAATTGACGGCATTTCGATAATGACCTCGATATAAGCCACTTCCATATCACTGTTAAATTTCTTACGGATATTCTCCATGACCTGCACTGACGGGCTGTTAGCCTCCAGATGGATAGACCACGGTGTTTCGTGCGGGGTGTAGCCTATGGACTGTTTGCCATCAACACCCATACGGGTTTCACCAATATTTACTTCGCCGAGTTCCCACGCGTTATCTGCCTGAAAGCCCTGGATGCGTACCCAGTTGTCGTATACCCCTTCGCAACGCAGCATCATCACTGCGTTTGCGGAAGTAATTGTTTTAGGGTTATGACCCATAGTCATTGTGTGTTACTCCCTTACTGAACGTTGATTGAAGGCAGATTGACGGACTGGACGCTGCCACCATCGGCATACCAGAGTTTCAGAGGCATGGATTTACGCAGACCGCGCGTCTGTGCCGGTGTTTTTTCAATTTTCAGGCACCAGCCTGCCGTGTTGAGCTGCGCCGCCGCATCGAAACCGGCTTCGATATTAATTTGCTTTTTCTGCTGCTCTGACAGGTCAACGCCTGGCTGAATGCCGCCGAAATTAAGCATCTGGAAGATGGGATCAGATATCGCCGCACGGTGAATAGCCCGACCGGAGTCGTTGTACGGGATGTTTTTGAAGTTCTTCAGCGTGGTCATCAGTGCAAGTTGCAGCTGACTATTGAAGAACACCTGAATGACATAGCTGTCCATCCACTTAAACTTTCCGGACACAGAGCCGGGATAGGCGAAGATAAAGCGGTCATTTGCAGTGGCGTAAGCGCCGTAAAAATTAAAGCCCATCGTCATCAAATTATCGGCGGTGGCATCATCGGTTACGGACGGAGTAAGTCCCTCCTGGCTGCGGAATGCAAGGTTAGTGCGTCCATTCAGCTCATCAAAATTCATGCTGGCCGCATACCCGCAAATAAATGCAGCGTGCTTGTGGCTACCATAAAACAGGCAGGTTCCGCCCATATCTGATTCTTTAATCGTGCTGCTGATAGTTTCCAGCTCGCCGTTAGCGTTATCGGTCTGGTACAAGACGTGCAGGTAGCGATCATTCTGCATTGTCACCCAGCGGGAGATAGCCAGTTTTTCGTCGGCAGTAAAATCAATCGCCATGATTGACACGAAATTGGTAGTTTCTTTGGTGATGCGCGGAAGCAGCTCTTCGATGGTGTCCGCGTTGATGCCGTTATTTGCCTGTGCGCCGCCTGATTCAGTCAGCCCCATAAATTCGGCAAGCTCACCTTCCGCTGTCGTAATTGAGCCGACCGCGCCCTTTGTCGCACCTTCAATGACGAACACTTTCGCGCCCGTATCATATTTGCACGTACCGGCAGCAGCCAGAGAAGCGGTAACAGCAGCAGCCAGAGAAGAATAACTGTTCGCCTCACCGTCGATTGTCACCGATACCGGTTGTCCGTCGATAGTAAGCGCCAGACCTTGCGGAAGAGTGTTGAAATCGCTCTGTGGTCGCGTAGGGACTTTCGCACCGACTAACTTAGCTGATTGTGCAGTTGTTACCATGGACGCGATATAGAGCGTGTCAGGAAGCACGGTGCAGTTATCAAAACCTTTAAAATAAACCTGTGCGGCTTCGTACTCTTTGGAGCTGATACCGAACACTTCACCAACCAGATCAGCAGAGCCGAATGCTTTCACACCCAGCATGGATTCAGGTTGTTTCTTTGTGATAAACAGCGCATTAAGCGCCAGTGGATTACCGCCAGTGCCGACGACACCGGGCAGGATACTGACAATCTTGCTTGCCGGAATTGATTGCATATTTTTACCTTAGATATTGGTAGTGGTAATGGATATTTCGTCGACACTATCGACGTGATAGGAGGTTTCGGGGTTATATTGCAGAGTGACGTCCAGCATCATCCTGTTTTCGTATTGATTCGCCTGGTTAACAAGCACATCCTTTCTCGGCTGGCCGTTGTCCAGGGGCTGGCACTTTGTCATCCGGTCGGTGGTGTAGGAGGACTTCCACAGGTTGGCGACAACACGCGCGCGGCTGTTTGCTTCCTCACCGTAAAAATCAAGCTGGAACGTAGCCTCAACAGAGCGCTGCGCCGTCATCTGCTCATCCGCCGGATTCCAGTAATCAGCCGTATAATCCAGATCACGCTCAAACAGCATGTGCATAACGATGCCATTTTCAGGAATCGGGACGTTGTTCTGATACCCCTGAGCCACAGGACAACTGAATAACTCAGTCAGATACCGACGCAATTCGATAAAGATATCGCGCTCGGTTACGCTTATTGTCGCCATAGCAGCACCTTCACCCATGACGGATAGGACTCAATAACCTGAGTGACAAGCCATTCAGATTCCTCATCCTCGCCGTATGCCATGAACCGGAGTTTGTCCGCGCCCTGCTTTTTGGCTCGGCGCAATGCGGAGATCTGCCCGCGCGCGTAGCCGTAAATAAACTGCCCCTGCTGGTTGATAACCCCGAGGTGTTCAAGGTCTTGTGTGCTCAGGCTTTGTAACTGAATGGAAATGTCGTGACTGGTAAACTTCGGCGTGGTAGCTCCGGCCTCATCAGTCTCATATCCGTCGTTAGCCATCAGCACAGCAGGAAGATTTTTATTTACACACTGGATTGCGGTATTTGCGAGGGCGCGGACTTTAATCATCTGTCACCTCATAGCTGAATGAGTTAGCCATCTGACCGGTATCAATCAGTGGCTTGTTGAAGCCTTTCTTGGCGAAAGTAGCAGGTGCGTTTGGCGGAGAATTCCAGTCACGAACCGACTGAGAAAGCTCGCCAACAATTTGCTCACCCAGCAAGGCAAGCGCTGATTTAACGTCCCCCTGATAATGTTCAACACCAGATGCGAGAATTGCAGGCCACGCCTGCTTTCCTTCATTTATGACCGCCCTGAAAAATGGACGAGGTGGTATTTTTGCCTCCGGCGCTCCGTATTCCTGGATGTAACCAACCTGAGCAACCTGAGTACCATCCGGATACTTTGCTTCCTCAAGAATACCGGCGCGCAGCGTTACGGCAGTGCCTGAAATGTACTTCTCCAGCGCTTCCTCAAGCTTGCTTTTAGCCATAGTAACCACCTCTCCACACCGGCATCGGGGCAACACCCAGCGTGTACAGAAACGACCTGTACCGACTTGTCAGAGCCCAGTATTCAGCACCGTATGGTGTTTGCGTGTACCACTTTTCACCATTTGTTGCGGTGCCGTAGTCAAGAGACACTGACACGCTGCCTTCGCTTGCATTGGATGCCCGGCCTACCGCGCTGTTACCCTCATCAATGTTTGACTGAAGCATATCCATGTGAGCAACCAGCAGAAACAGCAACATTTCACGCTCATCCAGATTACAGACACAGCTGTGTTTATCGTTTCGCAGCAGCATTCCGGCTTTAATGAATGCATTTTTTAGTTGTGTGTCGGTACCTTTTGCGGATGGGTAGGCGTCCCGGAATTTAGCGACATCAAAAATAACAACGCCCCATTCCTTCGTCACCGGCTGTGCGTTAAGGCAATTCAGCATGTCGCGCCTGTTCATCTGATCACCTTATTCCCCGGCTGATTTCACGCCTTCAGTGTTCTGCTTCATTTTTTCGGTACCGGATTTCTGCTCTGCCTTCTCTTTCGATTCAGCCTTGGCATCCTTCGTTTTTTCGTGAGCGAAGATCAGCCCGTTTTTCACCAGATCACGATCTTTATTTTCTTCCAGCCATGCATCCCAATGCGCTTTATCTACGCCATGTGTCAGGCCGAAGCCATTTTCATCCGCAATGCCATTAGCAAAACCCTTGATTACTTCACGCGCCTCACCGACATCCAGATACAACCCATTAGCCAGTTTGCAGGCAACTGTTACTTCAGACATAAATTCCACCTATAAAAAAAGCCACCCGAAGGTGGCAGTGATTAACAACGAGGGATGTGATTAAGAAACCAGCATTGACGCAATGAACAGCGGGCGGTAAACCACGCAGCCGAACGTGCCCTGAGAGCGTTTCTGCTTCCATGATGACAGCTCGGGGATCATGGCGTGAACGCGCATTTTCTCAGTAAAACTCAGATCTAATGTTTCCTGACCTTCGTATTCACGGACAATCAGCTTAACAACTTCACCGGCCTGAGCTGAAAACTCCGGAATACTGCGGATTTTCAGGTTAGGGAAGTTTTTATTCAGCTGGTCGTACACGTTGACGTTGTACTGGTTTGTTTTATGCAGGTTAACTTCGTTTTTCGGCGAAAGTAACAGCTCCATCGGAGAAGACGCATCAACATGACCTTCTGTCTGCTTAATGAGTTCCGCATACAGCTTGCCCTGAATAGAGTCATAAACCCCCTGTCCGTCCATCGCTTCCCATGGTGTGGAGGTGACATTCGGCAGAGCATCTTTGTAGTTCAGGATGCCTTCGTTCTCAAGTCCGTCAATACCGAAGATATACGATTTATTCTGGAACTTATTCAGGGTGAGAGCGGCGGCGATCTGCTTGCGGGATGCCCAGTCGATTTTAGCAGCCCCGGCCATTGCCATTTCTTTTTCACCTACCTGAATAACCACCTGATAGTGATATGGCTGACGCATAGGCCAGTTGACGTTGACGCCGGCCTGACCGTTATTGCTGTAGTCGCCGTAGCTGGACACTTCACCGGTGGATTCAATTACCGGGAAATGCGCGGTTTGTGTTGTCCAGTCGCCTTTCTTCGTTTCACCAAAGATTTCGGCCATACGCATTGGGGTTACCAGAACCTCAATGAGCTTAGGATCAACGTAAGTTGTGAACAGTGACAAAATACCGGCGTTTGGCGCAGTGACTAACTCACTGTCCATTGCCATGCTTTTCGCCAGCGGGGTGAGCTCCTGAGTGTTATACCCGGTAGCAAACACAATCCCGGCGCGTTGCTCAAGCGCATTTAAATTTAATGGCATATTATTTCCTTACAGTGAGCTTGACATTTTAGTGAGGCCGGAAGTGACAGTTTTTGCCACACGGTACGGGGTAGCTTCAACAGTAGCATCTTCGGGATTGATGGTATCCACCGCTTTTGCTTTCCCTGTCGCAACGTCTGCGACAATAAACTGACCGCGGGTTCCGCCTGCGTCCAGTTCGACAAAGTAATCCCCGCCGGTCATCAGTGTCGCTTCACGACCAGCCGGAACGTGCATTGTTGCCTCTGCGCCGTACTGAGCAATCAGAGCCTGGTTGTTGCGGTGAACGAAACCAAGCAACGCGCCGGCCGTCTTTTTGTTTGATACCAGTCCTTTCTCGTCAGCCCATGCAAACAGGCCGACTGTCACACCGTCAGCACCGGACTTAAGTTGCCCTTCACCAGCCAGCATTGAAAAGCGCGGGTTAGCAGAAGCGAAGTCACCAGCCACGCCAAGCGGCAGGTCATTATTCATTTTGGTTTGAAAACCCATGATTGTTCCTCTTAAGCCTGTTTGAAACGGGAAACCAGCGGCTCATCCGCAAATGCGTCTGCGTCCATGGCTACCTTTGGTTTTGCGGTGGATGCTGTGTCTTTTGCCATCTTCACCATTGAGGCAAGTCCGACACCGGTCACGCCGTCACACGCGATGCCTTTCTGTTTCAGGGCGTATTTATAAACGTCATCAGCACTGGTGAAGCCATCCATTGCGATAACTCCAACCAGCGGCTCTACGTCACGCACAGCGCTGAACATGGCAGTCATCTGCTTAATGGTGTCGTTTTTGGTTGCTGACAGTGCGGCATCCATGGCTTTTTTGGTGTCTTTATCATCTTCGTCTTCGGCCTTTTTATCGTCCTCGTCCTCAGATTTTTTGTCGTCTTCATCTTCAGCTTTTGCGTCACGATCATCACGGTCTGTTTCTTCAAGCTTCTTGCGTTCCGCATCAGCTTTTTTGCCGTCATCTTCGTCTTTCGCGCCAACCAAATCTTCCGGTGATACGTCCATGCCGAGCTTTACGGCAGTGAGAATTGCATGGAGCTGGTTTTCAGGAATATCAGCATCCATCCCCAGCGCCTTTTTAATCTGCGCAGCCACTTCGGGAAGCGCGCCTTTCTTTAATTTCATCTCTGTCTCCAAATCGACTGTCTGATGGTCTGAAATGATTGCGTCTCGCCCGATTCTGCCGCGCTCGACTAATGCGACGTGGTTACCGAAAATATTCCGCATAACTCCGTCATAGTGTTGCCCTTCATATTCCCCGGGGGTCATATCGGGCGTATACCCATAGCCAGCGGAAAGCTCTTTCATCTTTTCGCTTTCTATCAGGTCAATTGCATACCCGTCCCATACACATAGGTCGCCGTACAGCATCCCGCTCTCAAATGTGATATCTGAGCCGATGGTGCCGATAGTGTCTTCTTTTTGCGGTTCGTCTGAATCGACGGGAACGTGCCGGATGAGTAACTGCTTTTTACTGAAAGTTTTTGCTGCCCGCTCTAACTCGGCAGGGTCACGCAACAGGTAATACACCTTTTCAGGATCAAACCCGAGACTTTCAAAGCCCGGAATTTCTTTACCCCGATACGGGTTTACTGCTGCTTTGGATAAAACAGTGCGTTCCACAATTAAGTGGCCGTTACCGTCTTTACTCCGCATTGACCTGTCGAAAGCGAGGCGATCTGTCATTGTCATGACTGCCTCTGTTTAAAATGGAAGGATAGCCTTGCTGCCGCACCGACAATTTATTTTCTCGCCGGGTAATATCCACTCGCCATCGATATACATACCTTTCTCGATATCGAATTTCTTACCGTGTGCTTTAACGTGAGATTCTCTCGGCTGCTTACCGGCGTGAGAGTGAATCCAAATGGCCTCTTTGATGCCAAGCTCTTTTCTCCGCGCCTGTTCGATAACTGCGTGTGCTTTATTGGCCTGATCACGCGCTATCGTCACAGCTCTGTTTCTGGCAATGTGGAAATCATGCTGCAGGTTATCTGTCAGTGTTTTCAGGTCATACCCGCCGGTGACAGATTGCCAGACATGCATCTGAACTTTGCTCAGATATTCCGTACCAATGGACTTAATCAGGCCGACGTTCTCGCCCATTGCTGCCCTCAGCGCATCCAGTGTTTTTTCACTGTTCTGCATCCTGACGGTGAAGCCCCTGCTCCGGAGCAGGCTGGTTAATCGTGCGTCATAATTCGTCACGGTTTTATCAACGAATAACTTCGCTATCTCTTTGCCAAGCCCGTCCAGTTTCCTGTTCCACTTATCAAGCAGATAATCAGCGACGTGAGCTATCCAGTCGGAGATTCCGTCGTTTGCTAACTCACGCTTCGCTTTATCGTGATACTCGCTCACCAGAGCATCATCAAGCTCTTTTCTGATATCTCTGATGATTCCCATTAGCAGCCTGTAATACTCGCCCTCAATGGATGCTGAGGGCTTAATTTCAGGCATCACCGCATCACTCGGCTTCTTCCTCGCTATTGCTTTCATAGTCCGGCACTCCGAATGGCGGTGTTATTACTTCATCAGGGTTAATTCCGCTGAATTTACTTGATTCGTCAGATGCCAGCGTTTTCCTGACTTCCTCGCCCGATACTGCGCCCATGTTAAACAGCTTTTCAGCCGTCTCTGCGTTGGTTCGGTTTACTTCTGCTGTCTCTTTCTCATCCAGTTGGTAAAGCGGCGTGAATTCAAAATAAATACCGTCGTGAATTTTTCCGAACAGGTGAAGCTGAATGATATCGACGATTACCTTCAGCTGAGGCAATAGATGCGCCTCCTGCAACGATGAGATGTAATCGTAGTAAACACGGATTTCGCCATCGCTGTTTGCGTTCAGGCCATTCGGTGTAATCCCCAGCAGCTTAACCATCGGGGTATGGCTTGGTGCAGACATCTGCTCCTGTGCCTGACGCTGCAATGCATCCAGACCGGAAAGCGGAGTGTTGAACTGAAAGAACTCCTCTTTTTCCTTATCTGTCAGCATCAGTCCGCGACTATCGCGAAGCTGGGAGAATAGTTTCGCCCGCAGAACCATGCTTGCCCCGCTGCCGCCAGACAGGATGTCCTGCATATCAGTTGCGAGACCGGTAAACGAAAACGACTTAATCAGATCACTTATTGAATCCGTTGTCCTCTGCCAGCGCTCGACATACGGCTTCATGAGCTGAAGCATGGACAAGCCGCTGAAGTTGTACGCCGGTTTCAGAATATCGCTAACCGGGCGCATAATCAGTGTCAACAGCCTGTCTGCGTGTGTTTGCTTACCAAGAACAAACCACTCTGTCGGCACGAAGAAATCCGCAGCGGTCGGGTCTGTCGAGTTATACATGCTTGGTGTTGACCAGATCGGCTCGATAACAGAAAAGCCATTGAGGCAATTTTTCGGCACACCTTTGTCGTTTACCAGAAGCGGTAAATGGCGCTTATCTTCCTGTCCCTTGATATCGATATAGAGCTGCGACCGCCCAAATATCATTTCATTTTCGATATGCCGGCGGAACAGATCGCGGATATTAAAGTCTTCCAGCGCCTGATTTAGTTGCGCGACAATATCTGATTTATCGCCAGACTCATCGCCGGTATCACGAGCCTTGATCTTGCCCCATTCACGGGTCATTTCCTTCGCGGTAGTTTCAGGCACACATCGGTAATCGCTGGATTGAGACATAACGGCCAGCATCGGATAACCGAGAAATCCGGGGTAAAATCCAGCATCAGCCCCAACGTATTGATATGCCCCTTGAGCGCATTCACTGTCCATCGCTACAGCAGGCTTCTCGCCATCAGGAACAACTCCCGGATATAACTTCGGGGCTTCCAGAGGAACCGGTTGCTGCTTTTTTGCATCTTCAGTGACCAGCATCTGCATCAGCCTAGTCTGTGAAGCTATTTTCTTTGCTTCAAGCTCAAGTTGCCTTGTCTTTTCCTGCTCAATAGCAAGCTCCGCCTCTCGCTTGGACAGGCGTTTTTTCCATTTGAATAATTTCATCAGATACCTGCAAGTGCTGCGGGGTTGATTTTGATCCCGCCGCGAACATTGGAGAACGACATAATGAATGCGTCGGCGATGTTAGGTGATTTTATGTCACGCTTGGCGAGGTCTTTTTTACCCTCAACTTTTACTCGCCCGTTGTTATCAAAGTCACGACGGGGGATCGCTAGTTCAAACTTAAGTTTTTCGAGATATGGCATGTCGGAGGATATGCTTATCAGCTCATCGTCTTTGAACTTCTCCGGCTCTTTGCCGTTTTTTATGGCATTGATAACCGAATATGTATTCCTGAACCGGTCAGCAACCATCCACCAAGCCTGTGCTTTCAGGTTGGAGAAAAAGTCTTTATTCTTCACTTTCGGCTGATAATCCCTGTCCGGATTCATCACTGCCGCACCCGCATTAAATTTGTGATACATCACTCCAGCCTTATGCTCTGCATTAAGCTCTTTAAACTTGCTACCGGCAGAAGCACCAACGCCGATGCTGTCATAAATGATTTCGGACTCCCGGACTCTCGCCTCTTGGTAAGTTCGTGAGCAGCTGGTTAACAGTTCGTCCTCCTTCCCCTTCCACTCATCAGCCCATAAAGCAACAGAGCCATGAGAGAACACTGTCGCACACCGGTCATCACCATCATCAGCAATATCGAAACCAATCCGCTTCCGACCTGATGGCTCAAAGCCGATTGTCTTATGAGCGTCGATAGCGGCCTCAATCCATGACAACTTAATAACAGCGGTGTCGTCATCGCTTTTCGGCGCCCCGAGATAGATATGCTTGAATGTTTCCGGGTCACGCGCTTTAGCGGCAGCAATAACCGATTTAATCGTGTTGCTCAGGAATGGGTTTTCGTCGTAGTTGATGCGCCGTACTATTGTGTCTGGCGGCGGGTTGGCAACAAAGTTACGCCACACAAAATCTGTTACAAGACCAGGGTTGAATATGAACCAGCACTCCGAGCCCTCTTTACGAATAGTCGGCTCTAAAACCTCCCACTGTGGCTCTGTCAGTGCATGCGCTTCCTCGTTCCACAGAACATCAATACTTTCGAGTGATTTAATTTCGTCAATGTGTCGCCACAGACCGTAAAACATAAATTCACTGCCGGTGGCTTTATTGATGATCTTGTTATCCAGAACCCGAAAACGGTGGCGGAGGTTAAATCGCTCTATCTGTATCTTCAGCAGTGCATACACAGACTCTTCAATTTTGTTCTGTATCTGCCTGGTGCAAAGAAATCGCAGCTTATAGTTATCGGCAAGGAATATGGCGAACCCGGCAGCATCCCATGATTTTGATGATGTGCGTCCGCCGTACAGAACCTTATTCCTCGCCTGCGTCGTCCAGAATGGACGCAGAGCCGGATTCAGGCTTGGACTTAATGTCTGCATAGAAATCGTTAAGCCCCCTTGGTGACATAGAGCCATCAGGAGAACTGAGGTCAATCTCCTGCTTGTCTCTCCATTTGTTTTTCTGCCGGTTCTTCAGCCAGAATATGGCTGCTGTTGTATCTGGCGGGTAATGCTTCATAAAGTCGGTCATGACTATCTTGCTATCAATGACCTTGATATCAACATCAGGCGCAACATAACCACAGGCGCGGTTAAATAACCTTTCTGCGACATCGGCGTCAGCCAGGTCTTTGCCCTTTTTTATGGACTCAAAAAACTCAATTTGTTCTTTTTTCCAGTTATTGATTGTTTGTTCTGTAACTTCGAAGAAATCAGCTAACTCTTTATCTGTAGCTCCAAGCAAACATAACTTTCTCGCCTGCTCTGCATATTCAGGTCGGTAAGTAGATGATTGCCCTTTGTTACCGACCGCATTCTTATTGCCTTTAGGTGCGGCCATTTAGAATATTCCTCTGGTTCGTTTTGTATTTACCCGTGGGACACAGATACCACCGAAGGCGAAAAATATATAAATCTCTATCAACGCCACTCGTAAGTGACGTTTGCAGAGTTTTATAAATTCGATTAGTCACGATTTTCACCGAGTTGCAGATTTGCGACTCGGTGGGGTGCTTTTTTGGTGACCTATTCAACACTCGGCAGCAGTAATTGCCCTTTTTCTTCTATTTCGGCAATGCGGCTGAGTAAGTAAGGTTTTTTAGTTCGCCCCCAACGATTGAGAAGCCGACCCGACATACTGGCAACATCCTTCTCTTTCATGAATTCGAGCATCACTTCATTGCGCTCCTGCTCCATGCTGCGGATATTGTTTTTGATGACATCTGCCATCCAGTTAAAGGCGGCAATGAACGCCTCTTTAAGTCTGATAGCTTCCGCGCCAGTAAAGCCCATAACAATCATCATCCAGCCGTCGCGGGTCATTTTATAAAATGGCTGAGGCTTTCCGTTCTGCAAGTCGTTGTTTTCATGGCAAAGCGTAAAATTGCGCTCTGCGAATCGTGGAGAGCACGACTTTATTACAGCTCTGGTTTTTCTCAGGATATCTTTGTGTCCACGTTTAAATGCCAGTGCCACTTTAAATGTATCGGTCTCGGCATCTGCGCCACTAAGAAAAATTAACTCACGGAAATCAATTCCGTTAAATACTGTTGGGTAATTCATGGTGTAAATCCTTATAGAAAAGCGAACCTGTTCACCAGAAATAACCGCCCCACAGAAACACCATTAACGGGATTTCTCAGGCTCGACTTTCTGTAAGGCTCTATGGGTGTTTTGTTGCGCGGTGAATGCGCCGGTGAAATGCGTAGAGATGCGCAACCATCATCACGCATCGCTGCGTTACTTTGGTCACTTCCGTCTGTTCCGGCATGTCAAGATAGTGATCACCTCCTATCAGAGAAGAGCTATCTAACCTTGGTGAGGTTATTTCTGAGGAACGTTTTTCAAAACGTCATCGTAAAACTTACTCGGGTTATCGAAACCTTGAGCTGCCATAGTATTTCTCCAATAAAAAGCCCCGCTATTTAGCGAGGCACTGAGTCTTTATGTAGTCATGGAGCCCCCGGATTTGGGTGTCCATTGTTTCAAGCTGCTTGCGGAGATGAAAATAATCTTGTTCAGCGTCTCTCGCCAAGGTGGCGGGTCTGCCATCATCCATGCCGGTGGTGGTATCGGCTCCGGTCTTTGG